ACAACTTTTTAAAGAAAAATAAAAAGGCATTAGTGATAGTACCGACAACATCTCTAGTAGAACAGATGACAAAAGATTTTCAAGACTACGGATTCAAAGGTGACATAGCTAAAATATATGGTGGTGATAAAGGTGCTGATGCTCCGATTGTCGTTACTACATGGCAGTCAATGATGAGAATGCCTAAAGGATTCGGTAATGAATTTGGTATGGTCATCGGAGATGAAGCTCATCTATTCGCTGCTAAGTCATTAAGTAAGATTATGGAATCACTTACAGAAGTAAAGTATAAGATCGGAACAACAGGTACATTACAAGAAACAAAGACACATAAACTACAATTAGAAGGTATGTTCGGTCCAGCTTACTTTGTAACAACATCAAAAGAACTAATGGATCAAGGTACACTAGCCAATCTAAAGATTAAATGTTTAGTGTTAGCTTATTCTGATAATGAAAGAAAACTTGTTAGTAAGATGAATTATCAAGAAGAAATGGATTGGATTGTTAGAAATGAAACAAGAAATAACTTCATAAACAATCTAGTAAAAGATTTGAAAGGTAATACATTAGTGTTATTTCAATTTGTTGAAAAACATGGTAGACCTTTATATGAAGAAATAGAAAAACTAAAACGAAAAACTTTTTTTGTGTTCGGAGGAACAGATGCTATAGATAGAGAAAAAGTTCGTGAAATAGTGGAAAAAGAGAAAGATGCTATAATTGTTGCGTCGTTTGGTACATTTAGTACGGGTATCAATATCAAACGATTACACAATATCATTTTTGCTTCACCAAGTAAGTCTAGAATAAGAAACTTACAGAGTATCGGTAGAGGATTGAGAAAATCAGCTGATAAAACAGAAGTAGATTTGTATGATATAGCTGACGATCTTTCATGGAAGAAAAACATGAATTATACATTAAACCACTTTTCAGAAAGAATAAATATCTATAGTACAGAAAACTTTGATTACGAAATTCATTCAGTAAGGATACCCGAAAATGATAGACCGAAATAATACAAAATATGAATACATTAGATTTAAAGATGGTAATGAAGTGTTTGCTATGGTAAGTGAGAGTGATGTTAGTAGTAAATTACTATTACATCTACCAATGAATATTCATTGTAAGCCCTCAGGTGTAGGTCCTGGCATCGTTATGCATCTCGGTCCGATGATACCTTTCACATTAGATGACACAATCTCAGTAGAAACTGATACAATACAAGCTAGATCATCAATATCAGAACAGTATATTGATTTTTATGATGAAGCTTGTACAACTTGGTTAGATGTACGAGAAAATGATAAAATTGAAGTAAGAAGTCAGATTCAAGAAGATAAACATAAAAAAAGTATTATAAAAAGATTGATAGAAGATAAAATGGAAAGAGATTTCGAGAACATATTTGAAGATTATGATGAATATGAAGATGAATATTTAGATTTTCCTACTAAAAAAGACATTATTCACTAATCTCTTTATATAGTATACTATCCTTTTCACCGACTACATCTTATTTTCTCATGGAAACGCGAATCGGTCAAGTAAAAATATGAAAAAAAGTAAAAAAAAGTTTATCCATGTAAATCAACATAAAATCAAAGCTAATTTGAAACATGGAACAAATGAACCAGTAATAACAATCAAACAAGGGAGTAGTAATACTTATTGTCATGAAGTTAAGATTCTAGGTGAGAGTACAGTACGATATGGAGGTAGTGATAAACCTATCTTACCATGTGGTGCTAGAGTAGTGATAGAAACTACATCAGAACTAGAGATAACACCTTGACAACACAGCGAAAGCAAGTATAATAGATATATGACTAGAGAAAAAAGACAGACTAAAGCTTCAGTTCACTATGTAAACAATAAAGAATTTACTGCCGCGATTATCGCTCATAATATGGCTTGTAGAGACGCTATTGAAAATGATATAGAGAAACCTAGAGTTACAGAATATATTGGTGAATGTATCTATAAGATAGCTACTAGACTTTCAACTAAACCCAATTTCATAAACTATTCGTATAGAGATGAAATGATATGTGATGGTATTGAAAATTGTCTACAGTATATTGAGAACTTTAAAGAAGAAAAATCATCTAATGCTTTTGCTTATGTTACACAAATCATATATTTCGCGTTTCTTAGAAGAATACATAAAGAAAAGAAACAAGCAGCGATTAAACAAAGAAGTATAGAACAAGCTGGGGTCTTGTTTGATACTTTAGATACGATGGATGGAAATACGACAGGTATGACTAATTCATACGTTGATTATTTACAAGAGAATATGAGTCCGATAAATTATAAACCTCGTGGGTCTAAGAAAAAAGACAAATAATACATTATGAAAATAGCTTTGCTAAACGATACTCATTGTGGAGTTCGTAACAACAATCAAATGTTTGCAGAGTACCAGGGAAGATTCTATAAAGATGTCTTCTTTCCGTACTTAGATAAACATAACATCAAAAACATTATACATCTTGGAGATTACTTTGATCGTAGACGAGATGTAAATTTCTATTCATTACATAAGAACTATGAACATTTCATAGAACCTATGTTAGAAAAAGATATTACTATGGACTTAATCGTAGGTAATCATGATATCTATTTTAAATCGACAAACGAATTGAATAGTCCTGATTATCTTCTAAACTTTCCTAATGTAAATATTTATAAAGATCCGATAACAAAAGACTATGACGGTTTAGAGATCGCGTTGTTACCGTGGATTAATTCAGAAAATGAAGAAGAAGTAGAAGAATTTTTACAGTTAACATCAGCACCTTTTGTTATGTCACATTTAGAAGTAAATGGTGGTATGGTAGGACCTGGACATTTTCATGGTGGCGGTACTCCCGCTTCATGGTTCGAAAGATTCGAACAAGTTTTTTCAGGTCATTTTCATCATAAATCACAATTAGGTAATATTAGATATTTAGGATCACAAATGGAATTCACATGGAATGACTTTGGTGATGATAAATTCTTTCATGTCTTTGATACAGAGACAAGAGAAGTAGAGATGGTTAAAAACCCTCTTAAAATGTTTCATAAAGTATTTTATGATGATACAGACGAAACACTAATGACTATTAAAAAGAAAGATTTTAGTCAATTAGAAAATACATTCGTGAAGGTTATTGTTACGAATAAAAATGAACCTTACTGGTTTGATGTGTTTGTTGAAGAACTTATCAAAGCGAATCCAGCTGACTTAAAAGTTGTAGAAGATCATAGTAATTTAGATGTTCTAAACGAAGACGAGTTAGTCGGTGATGCCGAAGATACATTAACAATTTTAACAAAACACATTGACAGTTTAAATATAGATGGAGACAAAACTAAACTTGATAGTTTAATGAGATCATTATACACCGAAAGTTTAGATATTTTAGTATGATAAAAATAATACAATTAGTAACAGGTGAAATGTTAATCGCCGATATCAATAAAAATAGTGAAATGGAGAATCCTCTTTTCATTCACCAACAAGCAGTTGAAGGACAAGGACCTAAAGTAAATTTGTTTCCTTACAACATTCTCGGAGAAGGTAATATTTCACTTAATCCTGAAAATATTGTTTGGACAGTAGATCCTGAACAAAAATTACTTAATCAATATCAAGAAGCGTTCAGTTCTATAATTACACCTCCAGGACCAAAGTTAGTTAAATAATGTATGATAAAATTTCATAAAGTAAGATATAAAAATTTTCTATCTACAGGTAATGAATTTACAGAGATAGACTTATCTAGAAAAAAGACATCACTTATTATCGGAGCTAATGGTTCAGGTAAATCTACACTATTAGACGCTTTGACTTTCGCTCTATTCGGTAGAGCTTTTAGAAAAATACCAAAGACGGCGTTAGTCAATTCTATTAATGAGAAACAATGTTGTGTAGAGGTAGAATTTCAGATCGGTAGAAATAGATATCGTATCTTGAGAAGTATCAAACCGAATAAGTTTGAAATATATCGTGACGGTAAACTAATGCATCAAGACGCGTCTGTAAGAGATTATCAAGCTATATTAGAACAACAAATACTTAAGTTGAACTACAAGTCATTTACTCAAGTTGTTGTCTTAGGAAGCTCTACATTCACACCTTTCATGCAATTAAATACACCTGAAAGACGAGCGATTATAGAAGACATACTTGATATTCAGATATTTTCTGTAATGAAAGATTGTTTAAGACAAAGATTATCTACATTGATTAATGATCAAAAAGAGATAAGAAATAATATCAAGATCGGTGAAGCTAAAATTCAAGGTCAAGAAGAATCTATGAAACGATTGGAAGAAAATCGTGATGAAATGATCGATAAACTTTCTAAAGATATTATAGAACATGATAAACAAATTCATGACCATAGAACATCTATTAGTTTTGAAATGACAGCTGTAGAAAAACTTCAAGACACTATTAATGATGAAAAAGAAATAAGAGAAAAACTTCAAAAAACATTAAGTGATGAAAGACAGTTTGAATCAGAAAGAAAGAAATTTATCAAAGAATTAAAGTTTTATGAAGATAATGATGAATGTCCTACTTGTAAACAAGACATAGAATCAGATCATAAAGAACATATATGTACAGATACTACAGAAAGTCTAAAAGAACTTGATGTAAAACTTGATGAAAGAAGTAGTACAATCGAAGAAATTAATAATAGACTTGAAGAAATCTCTAAAGTACAATCAGAAATATTTGATAAACAGACTGAAATACAGAAAGAACAGAATCTAATTTCTACTAATGAACAATATAATAATAAAGTTCAAAAACAAATTGATGATCTTGTACAACAAGAACATACCGAAGACGATAAAGATAAGTTAGACAAATATCGTAAAGCTTTAGATGTACTACAAGGTATGGACGCTGATATATCCGATAGTAAACATTATCATGATTTAGCTGAATTACTATTAAGAGATAGTGGTATTAAAACAAAGATTATAAGACAGTACTTACCGATCATGAACAAGTTGATCAACAAGTACTTAGCGAGTATGGAGTTCTTTGTACAGTTTGAACTTGATGAAGAATTTAACGAAGAAATTAAATCTAGATATAGAGATAATTTTTCTTATTCATCATTTAGTGAAGGTGAGAAAATGAGAATTGATTTATCTTTGTTATTCACATGGAGAGCTATCGCGAAATTAAAGAATTCAGTAAATACAAATTTATTGATTCTTGATGAAGTTTTTGATAGTTCACTTGATGAAGGTGGTACAGATGAATTCTTAAAAATACTTCATACACTAGATGACAATACAAACACATTTATTATCTCACATAAAGGTGAATCAATGAATGAGAAATTCAATAACATAATTGAGTTTGAAAAAACAAATAACTTTAGTAAGATAAAATGATAGTAAAAACAGAAAAAGAACTAAGAGAAAAATGTCCTGAATTTGATTTTGATAATCCGATTGTAGACCCTTTAGAATTGAAGAAAGAATTAATAGAAGCTATGTTCTTGAATTCGGGTTTAGGTGTATCAGCTAATCAGATAGGTTATAAGACAAGAGTATTCGCTATGAGAGGTGAAACTAAAGCTACCTCTGTAGTTTGTTTTAATCCGATAATAAAAGATTTTTCACCTGAAATGAATACAATGGAAGAAGGTTGTTTATCACTACCTGATGTTTTTGTGAGAGTTGTACGACCTTCTCATGTAGCTATACAATACTTAAATGAATTACAAGAAGAAGAAGGACAACTAGCTGATGGTTTAACTGGTCGAGTATTTCAACATGAATTAGATCATTTAGACGGTATCTTAATGATTGACCGAGTTGGTGAATTTTCTAAAAAGAGAGCTTTCGAAAAAGCTAAGAAGATTCAGAAAATGAGAAGTCGAGGTAAAGAAAAGTTTAAAGCTAGATTCGCTTTATAATGAATTTACACTACACACTAAAATCTAGTAACAGTTCAGCTTTATCAGATTGTATTTTCTATGAGAAAGTGTTTTCAGAAGATTGGTGTGAAGATTTAATAGCGTACTTTGAAAATAGTTTACACTATAGAACCGATGATCACAGAAAACAAGCTGATCAGATGCAACTCATAGGTGATCCTAGACCTGACGCCTTAGACTATAAACATCATATAATGGAGAAACTATATCCATTAGGTATAAAATATGAAGAACATTTACATTCTTTATGTCATGATGATTACAAACCATACGACAGACCTTTAACAGAAATTCATAATACAGGATTTCGATCTCTACAAATACAGAAATATTTACCAGAAGATAAAGGTTATCCCGCTGTTCATATAGAATCGGGTACAGATCATTATAAGAAG